GCGTTAGCACCAAACCTCATAAAATTATTGGTATGGTTGTATTCTATATATCCAGCGTAAAGCGCAGAACCAGATGTACCATCTGCAAAATAAATGTTTCCGTAATTAGTCGCAGATGAATAAATTGTCATTCCAGCTTCACCAGAGCCAGAACCTACTACAAGATTTCTTCCACCTGTTAAAAGACTGCTAGGACTATTAGTGCCAATACCAACATTGCCGCTGTTATCTACGACAAGCCCATCTGTCCAACTTATAGTATTTCCATTTGTACCAGATGCTGCTACCTGAAGATTTATAGTGCCAGCACTAAATGCGACTTGAGATGCAGCCACGCCAGTTGTTCTGTACTCATCGTTTCCAGCAGAGTTTCTATAACTACCCTGTGCAACACCCGCTTCGTTGTAGCTGTCACGACCCCACGCAAAGAATGAATTGTCTATCGTAAGGGCGGTTCTGGTAGAAGATGTAGTTTCCAGCACTGAAACACCAATACCGACATTGCCACTGCTGTCTATGCGCATGCGTTCTGTGCCAGCAAGAGTGCTAAACGTCAACGTATCTGCGCGTAAACCGCTTGATAGGTAGAGGTCTTTGAATTGTCTAACACTTGAACCTAAATCAATAGTCGCATCTATTGTTGCTCCATTTTGCATTGGAATAAATGCGCTTGAATTAAATTGCAGGCCACTATTTGTGTTACCTGAAACCTGTAATGCCCCCCCTGAAGCACCAATACTACCTACGTCTGTGCCGTCTTTTCTTAACAAAATGATTGAGCCATCAGAATCCATTCTGTTAAATAAAGCAGTAGTTTCGTTGCTTCTGGCGGCGGAAATGTAACCAGTTGCTCCAAAAGCTACTCCTGCATCGCCACCCGCACCGTTGTTTGACGGATTAATATCAGTAGTACCCACCAGCAAGTTGCCACTGGAGTCAATGCGCATTGCTTCTGTGTTGTTGGTTTCAAACGCAATATCATCTCCGCTTGCGCCAAAGCGCGGCTCTGTTACTGTATTGCCATCTTTTAACTGAATGCGTTGGTCACCAGAACCTGTACGCTCAAACAAAGCTGTGTTTTTTACTGAATCAGATACATGAAGAGTATTTGAAGGACTCGTAGTACCAATACCCAAATTGCCACTGCTGTCGATGCGCATACTTTCACCTGCGTCTGCGCCAGCAGAGCTTGCTGCAACAGTGTTAAAGGTCAAATATGCGTCATCACCCAAAGAACCGGCAGCATAAGCCCCAATGTATGCCGCTACGTTTTGCCCCTCACCTGAATTGTCTTCGTTGAACCAATCAATTCTTCCAATAAGGTCGTTTTGGGCGTAGCTTTCACTCTCTCGCGTTAGAGTTATAGTCCCGCCAGTAGTTGTCCCTACTACCAAATCGCCTGAAGCATTAGATGAAGATGAAACGCCAATTGAGGCTGTGCCTGATAGGTAGAAGTCTTTGAAGCGTCTTGTTGCCGCCCCTAAATCAATAGCCGCATCTCTTGAACCACCTGTAGAAGTAACAGGCGCAATTTCGCTTCCTAAGAATGCAATATGCGAATCAGTACTATATTCAGACCCAATGTACAAATAGCCACTGTTAGTACCAATAACACCCACGCTTGTGCCATCTTTGGCAAACTCAGCTATGCTACCATCAGTTGTATTACGGCGAACATAAAGCGGCCTTCCACTATCTCTTATAAAAGAAACAAATCCCGGGCTGCTACCGCTTAATCGTATTCCAACACTTGTACTATCGTTTACAGTCTTACCAACTAACAATGAGCCGTCTGAAACAATACGCATTGCTTCTGAGCCAGCAGTAGAAAACCCTAAAGTATCTGCTAACGCTCTAAACAAACCAGTATTTGAGTCTGAATCAAACGTAAAACTAGGAGAAGATGCGTTACCAGACGAGCCAGTTATAGTGCCGCCAGTTATAGTGCCGCCAATGTATAGATTACGCCATTGCTTGCTTGTTGAGCCGAGGTCATAAGTATCATCAGTGTTAGGAAGAATGTGAGAATCAACATCAGCATTTAGCGATATTGAGTCTGTATCTGCATCACCAAAAGTTAAATTGCCTGAAATTGTAGCGTTGCCTGTTACTGTTAAATTTCCACCAATACTTAAATCATTAGAGGCTGTTACATTACCCGTAAGAGTAGAAGCACCCGTAATAGCAAGAGTTCCACCAGCTGTTACGTTGCTAGAAAACGTCCCCGTAGAACCAGCAACAGTCCCGCCGCTAATTGAACCAGTAACATCGCCCGTAACATCGCCAGTTAAATTACCAGTAACATCACCAGTAATATCTCCTGTTACATCTCCTGTAAGGTTTCCAGAAAATCCTGAACTAGATGTTACAGTTCCAGAGGCAGTAATAGCACCAGTTGTAATTGAAGAAGGATTAGTTCCAATCTCAATAATTGTTGCACCGGAGTCCTCCGTAAAGAGTCTCTTGTCTGCGGTATTTACAGCAAGCTCACCTTGTACTAAGTCTGAGGCCGTAGGAACGGCTGACGAAGTTGAGGAAAACTTAGTAATAATTGTTGCCATCTATTTCACCACTTAACTTTATCTGCCCAGTAAGCTGCTGAACATTTGCCTTTAGCAATGTTCTTTGCGTGACGCGCCTTAAAAGACTTCCTCCTCGCCTTCTCTGCCGCTGTCTTCGGATTCTTGCCAGCACCTTTAACGCCCTGCTGACCAAAGCGAATTGTCTTAATGCTTCCATCCCCACACTTAGCTACAACAACGTGGCTTTTAGTAGGGTGGTTAGGAGTCCTCTTAGGTTTGTTAAAACCAGAGACACCTGCTCTTTCTAATCTTGGGTCTTTCTTTTTCATAATAAAAAGTCAGGGGGCCGAAGCCCCCTAACCTATCCTAACTTATACGTCAGGGACACAAAGGATGAAGCCAGCCTCTGGACGATGTGCTTGAACACCATAAAGGGTGTCAGCAGTGTACAGAGTTGACAAATACTCTTGCTTGTACTGAGTTTGTGAGCGAACGCTCATTTGCTCAGCCAGGACAAGGGCATCCTTGTGAATGAGGTAAGCACCGCGAACATCAGCAGCACCAACAGAGTTGGAAGTTGCGTCTTCAATGAGAGGGCAGTTAGAAGAGACATAGATGTCAATTCCATAAACTGAACCAATCAAACCAGACTGGACAGTTGCACCTTCACGGAAGTCAGCAGATACATAACGCTCAGTACCCATGATTGCAGAACGCAGCGCAGGTGGAATGATAAATGCGCGGTCAGTCATAGGAACATCAGCATCATCCATACGCTTAATCAACGCGCGGAAGCCAGCATCTGTGAATACGTCTGCTGCTACAACAGTGTCGTCAGTGTAAGCAGTCAGACCAGTAGAAGCGTCAACAAAGAACGTATTTGCACCTTCCCATGCAGTACCAGTACAAGTACCAGTAACAGGAACAGTCAGGTCAAAAGTACCACTACCAAAACCAGTACCAGCGCGGAACAGGTCATCATCAACCTGCTTAGCAAGAGCGTAACCAGCATCTTCAGTGTAGAACTGACGAAGTGAGGCAAGAGCCTGTACTTCAACAATGTCTTCAATCAGACGAGAATACTCGTAGTGACGGTTAATGGTAACAGTAGTTTCACTTTCCAAGTTAGCCTGCATAGTTACAGCAACAGCTTCTGCCTTAGCATTAGCGGAGCCGCGAGTAGGCTTAGGAAGGTGGATAACATCACCCTTGTTGCCAGACATTGTCATTGTCTTAACAAGAGGAGCCATCTTCAGAGATTTTTGATATGCAGCAATAACTTCATCAGACCATATTTCAGGTACAAAAGTTCCCGCTGCGGTTTTGTCTACAGTTGCGTTTGCAGTAAAAAACGCACCAGAAGTTTCACCAGCCATGTTTAATTTCCTTTATCTTACGCGCTTCTCTGCATACGCCCGACGAATTTCGGGTTCCATGCTTTGATAACGCTTAGGGTCAGTCTTCATAAGTTCAATAATATCTGCCCTTCGATAAATCTTTTTGGATGGGGTTTCAGAACTACCTTTAGCCCCACCAGTAGAAGCCTTCTTAACAGCATCTTTTCTAGCATCTTTCTCGTCTTGAACAGCAGTTTGTGACATCTGCTTAATCTGTTTCCATTGAGAAAACAAATTGTCAGCAGCTTTACTGTCATACTGTTGGTCAGCACGAGTTAGAAGCTCAATGCGAATATCATCACTCTTTACCCAGTTAATAAAATCTGGGCTTTGAATAATCTCTTGCGCGTCTGGATGTTTGTTAATCAACTCCTGCTTAGCTTGGTCTTGTCTAATCCGTAGAGTATTTTCTTGAGCCTCCCTAATAGCAGGGTGGTTCGCAATCTTACTTTCTACAGCTTTGTCAGGGTCAGCAAAAAAATCTATCTCTTCAGCAGGTTCAGGTGCTTTTGTTTCCGACTGTTTAAGAATGAAGTTATCTACTACCTTTCGTAATTCTCCAACTTCAGCGCCTTGACTTCCCAATCGGCTTTCAGCTTCTTGGTGCATCTTAGCTACTTCAGCTATCGTCTTACCTTGGTACATTGGTGCAAGTTCTGCTTCCCCTTCCGAAGTATTTACTTCTTCTTGGACAGGTTCTTCCACGCTATTTACTTCATCTACCTCTACTGGGTCAATTAGTGTTGCCATTATTAAACTCCGTTAAGACCGACTCTAGCTACCCCGAAGGACTATTGTTCGGCTGCCTTACGTTCTAATGCCATCTTCTGCTCTCTGGAACGAACCCACTTATCTGTTGCACCTGGAAAATGTCCAGAAGCGGGGTCGAGACTACACCTGACAGCAGGGATGACTCGCGTTGCTACCTCATCACATTGAGGACAATCAATCTGTTTAGTTTCACGTGAAACAAGTTTTTCATTTACATGAGCATACTTGCATATAAAATCAAACAGAATCATTGCTATCCTCTACATAATGTTCAACGGTAGACTCCATATTAAGCATGAAGGCAAGGATATTTAATTGTCCTTTACGGAAATGTAAGTCCTTGTTGTCCTTCGTTACTTCTACAGAATTTATTTGGATGGCATTATTCCTAAGCTCATCCATCAATACTTTCCAGCCCTCTGTACGAAACATATCTTTAAGAGCTTGGTAATGCTTTTCTTCCTCTCTTTCCACCCTTTGACTCCTTATTAGCTTCCTCTAGCTTTTGGATTCTTTCTTCTAAACCTTTAACGATTCCATTAATTTGATTTAGAATGTTTTGCATTTCTGTGTTAGTAATCATTGTGTCAAAGTCTTAGCTGTTTCCAGGTTAAGCCTTCTTTCCTCCAGTAGTTTGTCAGTTACTTTCATTCGCCTTTCAAACTCTTTGTCATCCTCATTGCCAGCCTTTAAGTTAGTGGCAATAGCCTTAATCCTGTCGTTCTCAAGTTCAACAGGAATAGCTTTAGTTTCTTGAGCAATCTTCTGCGCTCTAGCTGTAGATTCGGCCGCCTGCCCGTTAAGGGCGTTAGTCTGAGACTGCTGGAACTGTAGCTGTACTTGTTGTGCTATTTGAGCTGCTTCCTGTGCTTCAGGATTAGGCTGTGAGGCTTGTTGGATAACCTGAATCAATTGCTCTCTATTGGAGATGTTCATGTTATCTATAATGGATTGTATTAAAACTGGGTACAGAGGAGAGTCTGAACCCATAGTTTGTAACAGTTGTACTAATTGAGTTACTTCGTATTCCCTAGCAATAATCCCCAGAGAGGATACGACTTCAAACTTGTAATCGTTAACAGGGTAGATTTCAGGCTCAAACTGCATGTACCTGTGTGCTACTTTTGTTACGAATGGTATCAGAAAAGACTCTTGGAAGTTGATAAGAGTCCTTTTGTGCCTCTTAATAATCGCCCCAAGGGACATAGAAATCCCCGCAGCGGTAGCTTCACCGTTAATAGAGCCAGGTATCCCAGCAGAATCTATAGCTCCGGTAGCTGTTTGTACCATTTTTTGCAGTTGGTCAGCTTGAGCGAAGGTAATTTGAGAGACTTGTCCGAAGTTAAACGGCTGTAATACTTCTCTGGGGTCGCCGTTAGTTAATAATATCTTACCAGGACGGACTTCTGGCCTTGCACCCCTTGGTAAACGAGTGGCATCCATAGCCATCATAGGGTGTACAGTTAATGCTAGGGCATCTATTCTAGCCCTCAATTCAGCATCTAATGCCTTTTGTGAGTTATATCCTTTCTCACATACACCTCTACCCCAGAATCTTCCTGGAACTATATCCCAAGGAAAGGCTACGATAGGTCTATCACCCATCATGTAGGGGTTTCGTTCTACTTTAAGTAGAGTTCCACCGTTAGCAATAACGATAATACATTCAATGTAATGACCATCTTCCTCTTCAATCTCAAAGTCTTCTTCATCTTCTACGAGATATTTAGGGACTAGACCGTAGTATTTAGTAAGACGAACCTTATTATCAGGCTGGTCAATCAACTCAGGGTCAGGGTCAAGGTCGGTATCGTTATAAGCTAGGGTGATGTCAACGTCCTTGTAAACACCACTTTCTTGTAGGAGTTCTACTTGGTGATACGGGACAAATTCATCAACAGCA